TGACCTGCTCGGCCTGGAGTCGCATCTGGGCGATCTGCTGATCGGACTGTGCCTTCATCTGTGCAGCAGCAATCCGCGGGTCCTGAGGCTGATGCGCGCGCTGCGCCATTGCCTGCTGGTATTCCTGAGAATCCGGATCCATCGCGAACTCCGTCGGGTTCTCGAATCCCAGCAGATGAGTTACCCGCTTGAACGTCGCGAATGCCTGCTTCGGTCCGACAAGACCAAACTGCGCCAATTCCTTTTGAGCCTGCCCGAGCAGCACGACATTTGCTCGCGCTTCTTCTCGGTTGCCAGATCCAAGCCCCACGTTCGGCGTCACCTCAGTACGCTCCCGCCATTCTGCGGGATTGGCGTTCAACCATTGGCCGTTCGTCAACATCATTGTCAACGGCTGATCCTGGTGACGACGAAGCAGATTGTGGATCTTCTGGAAAGTCTCCCGAACCCCCTCAGCCAACAGGCGGGCGACAAGCTCGACCTTCGCCGCGGCAGCCGACATCGCAGCTAACTGGCCGCCTTTCGTCACGTCCTGCAAAGCATCCGCATCGACGCCCATCGTGTCCTTGCCAATGCCTGTACGCATCTCGCGTTGCAGGTCGCAATACTCCATCGCCGGCAAGATCTGTTGCATCAGGTTAGACGGCTGCACGATCGGGACAAGGTTGTCGCTAACAGGTCCTCTGACGCGTACGATTCCACCCGGGCGCGAGATCAATAGATCCTGGATATTGACCGCGTCTTGATTCACGGCCATACGCGAGTTGTTCGACACGTACAGGTTATCGAGCGCCTGCCGGAAGAGGGTAGTCTTGATGACCTGAAGATCGTACAGCAGGTCGAAATAGCTGATCCCGACGTGACGATGCGGCATGCGCACCGGAGAGCAGGAGGTGAGGGAGATTTCCTCAACCTCATCGTTGTCGAAAATCTTGTCACCGGCCACCACAACGCGGCGCAATTCGGCGATGCCGTCCTGATCCCAGTCGACGCGGATCCAGACGATGCGCAGTTCAACTTGCTGGCTTGCTGGGTCGCTCGGGTTCTCTTCGCTGAGCTGGTCTGTAACCTCGTTTCGAGCCAAGGCAATCAGGTCTAGATACGTCGGCTCGGCAACCTCGATCCCGTCAACGAGATCCTTCGGAAATCCCATCTCGATCACGTCGGAGCGCAGCACCGTGCGCTTGCGTTCAACGAACGGGCACGAACTATCGAATCCTCGACGAGCCTGGGGCGAAACGAGCACTTCCTCAGGTGGTACACATTCAACGCGCACTTGCTTTTTCTGCGTGATGCGTCTGAGCTTGATATCGAAGCACGAGTAGGTCGACGGCGCCATCTGGCCGTTCGGGCCCATGACAAAGGTCGTGTCCTGCTTCTCCGACTGCTCCAGGACCTCGATCTCATCGTCCGTCTGGAACAGCTGCGCAACCTCAATTTCGGTGAGGCCCGTGTACGTCTCGACGCTCGTGCAACGACGCTTTTCCCACCAGGAATCGATGTAGCCGTTGCGCATGATGAGCGCGTCTTTGAAGAAGTCGTGCAGGATGAAAAAGCCCGGGTTCTTCTTCATGAAGACCCAGTTCACGACTTCCGTTTCCTGTTCGGCCTGATCCTCGTCACCAGGGGCCTCAGGATCGAACACGACCGGCTTTCCGTTGCCCACGAACATTCGCATGAGCGTCGGCATGATCCATTCGACCGTATCCCGAAGCTCGGGGAGAACGATCTGCGAGCGGTCCTCCACCTCATTGCCAAGCGGACGAGCGAAATAGGCGTTCAGAGCGTTGTAGCGATCAATCTCCAGCGTCGTCATCGTCTGACCGGCCGGCTTGATATTGCCGCCGACAGATGGGCCGACAGAGACAGACGAGCCGAGCGCGGCGCGTTCATATTGGCCAATTATCCCCAACAGCTCCGAATCACTCATCGGCATGATTCGCGCTCCTGTCTGCGGACCGGCTTGCGCCGGTTTTCCGCCTGCTCTTTAGCGGTCGCCCACCGGCAATTCGACGGCTCGTAGTTACCGTCAACGTTTATCCTGTCCAGCGTTTTACGCTCTGGACGCTCACCCATATCGGCGAGGAAGTTTTCAAAACTAGACCAGCGTTCGCAAACCGTGATGCCTCGCCCAGCGTAGTAAATCTTCTCCGGATTTCTGCACCTACGGTGCATTGCAAGCCAGGAACGATATGTCCTGGTAGGCGGGGCTGAGCCACCGACATGGGAGCCTGCTTGCCCATGCTTATAGAGGCGCTTTCCCCCTTCTGCGCGCATCATCTCCGCGCGCAGGCACCCGCACGATCGCGTCTTTCCGGAGCGCAGGTCGTGCGTTGTGAGAGCGAACCTAGACGGCTGCCCGCAATCGCATGCGCATTGCCAAGTCGCTTTGGTTCCTTTGTTCGGGCCTCGCGCGGAGACGAAGAGGCGCCCGAATCGTTGTCCGACCAAATCAGCGCAGGCAGTCACGCTTGCTCCTTAGGCTTCGGACCGGGCTTTCGTGCGCACGTCCGCTCCAATTCCTCGACGCGTGCGACCAACTGCGCCAGATGCTTGATGCTCTCGATGCGCGTCTTCTGCATAAGCTCTTGCTCAAGCTCAGAGACGCGCTTTTCCAGCGCCGTGACTTTCGTGTCCAATGCGATGCTCATGCGATAGCCAGTTTGGGGTAGTTGATAGGCTTCATCTCTTTCGGCTCTTCCCATGTGAGACAGCCAAGCCCGAATGCGTCACTGCCGTGCGATGACCAATCGTGCTCAGGCCCGAGGCCAATGCCGCGCTCTTCGTCGCGCTTCTCGTGATACCAGCCCAGCGCGGCACGCCCCGGCTCTGTGGTTGCCTCGTGGAACCGAATCTGCGGGAACAGCACACGCGCACGCTCAATGCGAGCCATCGCGGCGCCCTTGCCTTGGTTCGGAACGACAGTGACCGAGTAGCCCGCTTTACGTAGCGTCGACTCGTACGACACGTCGTAGACACGATCCTGCGTTGATCCGTCATGCGGCAGCCAGAAACCGGCCCGGGACGGCTCATAGCCCTGCGAACGGCACCATGCAAGGTGCGCGTCGACAGGCTGACCTACGGCCTCGTAGTAGTTCACGCAGCGGATCTCCCGACCGATGAACTGCATTGCCCAAATGGCGAATGCGTCAGCCCTAGCGCCCGTCCCGCCGATGTCGCATATGAGGCGAATCGACATGAGCGGATCGGCGGGGAAGAACCCAATCCGACCTTCTTCTTGCGCTCGACGCAAATGCTTAGCGAAATACGCGCCCTCAAGCGCAGTGACGAATCCTCCTTCCCAAATGTGCTCGTACTGCTCGGGGCGCTCTTCCATGTCCCGCTTGCGATCACGCTCAAGCTTCGCCGGGAAGCACGGGTTGTCCCTCCAGTTGAGCGCGACGACCTTGTAACGCGGGTCATTTGCAGCCCTGAAACGCTTCTCGACAGGAGCCGTCTTGCGCTTCGGGTTCCACGTCACCCACAACTCCGCGTTCCATCCTTCACCCTCTTCGCGAAGGGTAGGGATCAGCGTCGTCCACGCTTCATCCGTGACAGGCTCGGCCTCATCGACCCAGCACACCAGAATCCGGCCCTTCGACTTGATGCTGGCGATGTTGCGGTCAAGCCCAGCGAATACGAACGAAATCCGCCCGTCCCGCGACTTGATGTAGTTGTCGCCGATGTCGTAGTACGAGGATAAAAACGGCTCGTCCTCAATCGCGCGCTTGCACTCTTCAAGCGACGAATCAGACAGCGAATTCATGAACTGTCGTGCGCACAGCAAGATCCCGCTCACGCCCGACATGCCGAAGATATATCCCTTCACCGCTACCATCTTGGCGAAGCTGCGCGTCTTGCCAGAACCGCGGCCGCCGTATGCCCCGCGAACATCAGCTTCACCGGCAAAGACCGGGATCAGCTTCTCAGGAAGCCGAATCTGCGCCGTTCCCATTCAGCGGAATCAACTCGATGCGTTGAACAGTCTCGATCGGTCCACCATTCGGGCCGCTGCTCTCAACCGGCTGTACGGCCTTCCCATACCCGCGCTCAATGATCGCCTGAGCTGCCGCAAGCCGATTCCTCTCGTTCTCGCCGCTCACCATGATCTGCGCAATGGTTGCCAATGCCTCTGGAGTCTTCGCTTTGCATGCAGCCACAAGGTCAAGCTCTTCCTGCGTTTTCTTCGGGCG